CGTGACGGCACCCGCCGCGTCCACTTCGTTTGCACTGAAAACAACCTTCGCACCGGCGATTTTGCTTTGGTCCGCCGTCGTATCGGTGTTCGTCAACACCACTTTGTGCACCTTCTTGAGACCACCGAGGTCGACGACGACCTTCGCCTTTGCCGCCTCCGTGCCCGGTGCCGTACCGAGAGTGGCCGTATCGGTGCCTTCGTCATCGATGAAACTCGCGAGACCATTCTCCTCCGTGGCGCCTTCGACGGTCGACGCGGCGACGGTGTCGGTGGCCGCGTGCACGATGAGACTGGCGCCCGCCAAGTCGTATACCTCGATGTCAGAGAGCATGATCGCGTTGGAGGTGGTTTGTTCGACCGTGATGTACTGACAGTTGATGCCCATGTCCACGGTCTCGGCGACAGCCGGCGTCGTGTTAGACGAGAGGAACGAGAAGCACGTGTTGGCGTTGAGGTTCGACATGTTTAAGGTCCCGTCCGTGCACGTGTAGAAGAGCCCCGCTGCCGAGGAGCAGGAACATCCGAGCATTGCCATAATCACCGCGGCAGACATGATTTCTATGTATACATTAAAGAGAGATAATTTTTCCCCTGGGTTAAAGTTAATCCGCGGTACTTAGGTATACCAAACAACAACAACAATGTCGCTCGCAATCACTCAAGCTTCCGAATTCAAGGCCTCCGACGTCGATTTCTCTAAGATGAGAAAGAACAAGAACGGCGGAAAGGCGGTCTACCTGAACAAGGGCGGCAATAACAAACTCTTCATCCAGTTTCCGAAACTTCGATGCCCGTACGGCCTCTCCGCGTTCACCGACGAAGGCACGGGAAAGACGTCGTACAGCCTCGACTTGGCGTTCGACCCGGACGTCCCCGAAGCGGTCGAGTTGCGCAAGACTTTCGAGGAGCTCGATGAACTCATCGTCAACAAAGTTGCGGAAAACTCCGTGGAGTGGCTTGGGAAGGAATTCAACGTCGAGGTGCTCAAACAAGCGCTCTACAAGCCCCTCGTGCGCGTGGGTAAGCCGGAGTACCCGGCGACGATCAAGTTGAAGATTCTCACCAAACCCGATGGTACGTTCGTCCCGGAGAGCTACAACATGAACCGCGAGTCCATCCCCTTGGACAGCATCGAGAAAGGTGCGAAGGTGCACACCATCGTCGACCTCAACCAAATCTGGTTCATCGACAATAAGTTTGGCGTGACTATCAGGCTCTCCCAAGCCCTCGTGGAACAGACGGCCAAGTTGCCATCGTTCGCGTTCCAGGGCATCGACCTCCCGGAACCGTCCGAAGACGTCGACATGAACGACGATGAAGACGATGAAATCGTAGACGAAGAATAAATTAATTTTCTACATGTAATACAAACAATGATTGCTCTCATTATCCTGCTCCTCATCGATGCGTACATTCTCTGCGCCATGTCTAAGACCGCCGCCGTGGGTGCGGGTGCGGCCGCTCCTGGGGACTACGTCGTTTACGGGACCATGGGTTGTGGATGGACTCGTAAGCAACTCGACGTCATGAAGGAAAAGAACATTTCCTATGAGTTTGTGGATTGCTCTAAAAAGGGCACGTGTCCGCCGGGTGTGAAGGCCTATCCGACCATCAAGCACCCCGACGGGAAGATGACCACTGGATTTAACACCCTCTAAGAATCATGAGGGACACGGACAACAGGAACGCGTCCAACATGGAGTCGATGGGCTTCAACACGCTGATGTGCTTCACGAGGGAACGATTCCACAACACGCGAAGGAGGAAGGTGCTGATGAGAATGACCAGCGTGTAGAGGAGGACCTCCGTGAGCATGTCGGACTTCGTTTCAGTCTTGGAGATTTCTCTGAGCATTTTATTATGTACACAGATAATAAAATGGTCACCAAAGAACTACCATTGAGCGGTTCTGAAAAAAAGTTCACCACGCGCCTTTGGAACAAGTACAAGCAGTCAAACAATTGCTACGCCTACGCCGTGAACGACCCCGAGACGTACCGTTGGCAAAAGAGCATCCCTGGCGATAGGAGTGGAATGTCGAACATGTATCACACCTACACGCACTGCAAGGGTTTGCCAGAGCGCGTCATCTCTGACAACCCGAAGAAAGTGTACAAAGTCAACCCAGTCCTGCGATGTAAGAAGGGTTTTTTCAAAATCATGATGTTCACCAGCCCACAAGGGGATTTCCACTTTTACAAACAGCACGGTGTGTGTGAATACAAGGTGCAGCCCGGGAACACGATTAAAGGGGTCGCCGCGTTTTTCAAGGTTCCCGAATCTCGCATCGCCACCGCGGCCAGGAAGGCTGGTGGGTTCAAGGCCGGGAAGCGCATCGTCTTCAAAGTCAACCTCTGGTCGCACAAGAGGGGGTGGAGCGACGGTGGTGCCCTCCTGACCGACGCGAAGGGGAAGATGATTAAGGACCCACGGATGGCGGCGCGCAACTATCCCGGTCTCAACTACTCAAACTTCTGTTCCGCCTTCTGCGTCAAGGATCGCGGCATCAAGGTCGGAAAGACTCACCCCAAAGTCTCGAAGAAGTGAGTCCAGGTCGTTCGGGGTCTCCGCCTCGAAGGAGACATCGAATATGTCCAAGACGTTGAACATCTGTTCGTCGTCGAGATGAACCAAGTTGGACGTGGTGCTCGTGAAATTATTGGTCACCTGCAGTGTTATGCTAAACTGGGAGACGTCGAACACTTTCCGACACACCGGACACGTGTGTTTCCCCTGTGACTTCCACCGCTCTATGCACGATTTGTGAAATATATGTCCACAACGGATGGCGTTGTTCCTCGTGGGTTTGACCTCGTTGAGACATATAGAACAGGTCATCCTACATGTACGTACCTAAACTTTTTTTAATAAATATCCGCGACGTTCAAGAGCGGTTTGTTGCACTGGTTGCACTGTTGCGTGCCTTGCAAATCTTGCACCTTGGCGAGGATTTCCGGACCACTCTTTTGCAACAACTGTCGGTACGAGTAGTTGTCTTCGAGAGCGATGCCGTTTTGTTTCATGATGTAGTTGTTCACGAGTTGGGCTGAGGAGTGAATCGTGAAGCACCGGCCGTCGGCCATTCCGAGGCGCTGAGACATTTTACTTTATTATTACAACAGAAAATTTATACGGTTGTTGCGAGCTGTTTGAAGCCACGAGTGAAAGCCCATGGTGCGAAGCTTTTGTACAAGTGATTCACATTCGTACCCGAGGAAGGTGTTGAAGACGTCCCGCACCTCAGTCGGCGACACGCGAATCTGACCATCGCATCGGTCGATGTGGCGACAGACGACGTTGTAGGCGTAGGCCACTTCCTTCAGGGTCTCCGCCCCTGTGATGATTATTTTACCCGTGGAGAAAATGGATGTCGTGATTTGCTTCATTTCCTCCGCGGGTTTGAATTTTATTTTCACCGCCGAATACCTGTCCGGTTGGAAACTCACGGAGAACGTGTTTCCGTAGTTTTGAAAATGTTTAGCCACGAGCATGAGGTTGACGTTGTAGTTGAGGCTGTAGTTGCTGTTTATCATGACCACTCTGAAATCTTCGTCTTGTATCATGTTCTCCATGTCCAGGTACGTGCTGAAAATGTGTTTGAGCTGGGCGATGACGCGCTGACAATCGAACAGGTCGCAACACCCCGCCACCTGAATGGACCCATTGGGGAAAATTTTCACACTCTTCCTGCTATATGCGTCTTTATATACCAAAGTGATTTGATTGTAAAAAGTAGTGTTCTTTATGGACCACTGAAAATCAGATCCGGAGGCACCCCCCCTCTGAAGGGACAGGTGGTCGACCCTCGCGAAAACCTCGCGGAGCTTCTCGAGGTCGACGGGTTGGCCGAACTTGGCGACCATCGTGATCGTCGTGATTTTCAACCACGACGGTCGCGTCTCCTCGGGAAACATGTTCCTGAACTCATCGACCGTCAGGACGAAGCTGAACGACTGGTTCGCGATCGAGGAGTAGACCATGATCACGCGCGTCGAAGAGTGGAGAAGATTCTTTCGATTCGCTCCCTCTCCTTCCCCATAAAAATAGTTAATTGGGTAGTTTCACCATCTAAATATACCTGTCCCGATGCGCGACCCATACCCAAATCTTCCACCCTGCACAGGTCAACCTTGACCATCTTAGAGGGGGGTGCCTTGCTGTGGTGGACCGCGAGCACGGCGGCGTCGCGCTTCGTCTCCCGTGGGACGACGTCGTCCTCGCACGCGATGACCACGTGGGACCCAGGATGACCGGACACGTGCATCCACCACTCCCTGGGATAGGACGATTCGGTCAAACGGTCGTTGTCCTTCGCGTTCTCCCCGACGTAGATTTTCACACCGTCCAAAGACGTGAAGGTCTTCATGTGTAGTACTGCTCGTAAACATTTAAATAACTTGCAAAAGTCAACCACATGGCGAGAGGGAGGGTGTAATCTCTGGCCGTACCCTTCAGCTGCGACACCGTGTACCACGTGGTCAACGCCGCGCTCACGATCACCAAGGGGGCCTTGTCCTTATTTTTAGTGCACGAGTACGCGATGAGCCAGAGGCAGCACAGGGCGACGATGGCGGTGAAGAGGACGTCCTGTTTACTCAAGTACCACGCGTAGCCCGTGGTCGCGTAGAGGATGGGCCACACCACCCCGAACACCCACCCAGGGGGGCGGAAGGGCACCCCCTCCCCTGAACTCTTTAAGTTGGGGCACAAAAGGCTGGTGCCCGTGATGGCGAGGGCGGGGATGAAAGCACGGGTTGTCATTTTATATTTTGTACTACATTTTTATTTATACGTCTGTCTACACCACCATTCATTCATCCCCGCGAATTCGAACACGAGGTGGATGAGGGCACCCGTGAGGAACAGGAGCCACGGGGTCGTGAGACCAGTGTTCAGTTGGGTGAGGGCAAAGTACGTGGCCGAGGTCACGACACCCACGACCACCGCTTCGAGGAGCAGAGAGTTTCTCATGTTACTGTATAATGTCCCGAGATTATAAAGTCGTGCGATTTCTGAAGTCCACGGGGGGTGTGCTTCCCAGGAACGTCCAGGAAATCGTGCTCCGAAAGATGAACAAAGAAAACAAGGAACGTCGAGCGTATTACAAAGAGTTGGACGACCTCCTCGTGCGGGGGGAGAAGATGAAAAACTTGTACATGATGAACCAAGGCTTTCGCTTTGGACCATCAAACTTGGAGTACTATCGCACCATGGCTCGCAGGAACGACGGGTACAAACGCAGCTTGCGAAATTATTACAACAAACGAAGGAAGTTCGTGGACTACGTGATGAACGACACGACGACGATGTCTCGCCCAGAGAAGAAACGTTTGGTGGAACGCATCCTCACTGACCGGAAGTTTAACCCTACGGCAAATGAACTTAAAAAATATGGTTTCTTATAAATCAATGAGTTTCCTTAAATCAGCCAAGTTCGTGAACGACGTCGAACTCGGCGTCGACTTCGTGGAGGTCGAGTACACCAAGTACGTCGTGGGCGAGAATCGGTACGATACCTTCGTCGATTACTTCAACACCAAACCAAGGGGAGATTGGGTGGAATTGACGTCCCTGAAGCAGAACATCCCACTGGAAAAGTTCTTGGACAGCATGGTGGAGAAGACGACGGAGGTATTGCAGAAGATGTGTGAGGTGGCGCTCGACGAGGTCGAGTGTTCGACCCGTCTCATGAATGCTTCAAAAATCCTGGACTCCACGTTCACCCCTCCGTACGTGAACATGCGCCGCAGCTGGCAACGCACTCTCGTCAACGATTTTTGTATGGAAGTCCTCCCTGAAATCATCTATCACTGCACGGACGACCAGAGATTGGAAAAGTTTTTCCACATCTGCAAACTCATCTCCGCAGAACAATGAGTAAGATGAGGACGAGGAGGACGCCCGCGGTGAGCATCCAGTAGGAGGTGCCAGTGGGAGTGGTGGCCTCGGCCTCGGCCTTGGCCTCGCGCTTCACCTTCGGGGCGCACGTGTCCACCCGTATACGTGGATAGACCGGGCGCTCAAGGGGGCACGGGGGTTGGCGACCCCCCTTACAAAAGTCAATAGTACGGTCTCCGGAGGTTGACGCCACAGCGCAGATGGGACTTCTACGTTCCACGTCGCGCGTGGCGTGAACTTCCTTCCCGTGGTCTGTGAACTCTGGGGTTTGACGAACGCTTCCTGGAAGGGAAAAGTCAAACACGACGTAGGGGTTCAGTTTATTCATGGCATCTTCTTCAGACAGCAGCATTGCTCTTTACATATTACAATATTTTTTATACCACGTGGGTCCCGGACGCCTGGCTATGGGCCGGAAGAGCACCGGCTTAGCGTCGAAGATACTTTTACGTCGTCGACCCATGAGTGCCAGGCGCGCGAAATACTTTTGTGCGTGGGACGCGACCTGCGCGGGCGTTCGTGTACGCACGTAATCTTTCGAGATATTCGCCCATTTCCCCTTTCCGTGCACCCTGAGACCTAAAAGAAATAGGTCGTGTTCTTCAGTCGTCCACCCGTTTTTGTTCATGCGTCGAGTTGTGACGACAGGATGTTTGCATAATTTTTCTTCTTTCCATAAAGAGATGTGTTCACCGGGCGGTCCATGGGAATCGTGGTCGAGTCGATGTCCCTCAGATACGACAGGTACTGGGCCACGCCGGTCTTCACCTGCCCGACCGCGGTGTCGATGACGATGGAGTTCATCGCGCGCACCTGGCCGTTCACGTCGCCGTAGTGATCGGCGGCGTTGTTGATGAAGACGTAACGCATGAGCGTCTTCAGGTCGTCGTCGTTCTGGTAATCAATCTTGATGCCCGTTTCTTGCTTGAACTTTTCCCGAATCCCGCGTTGGAGGAGGTCCCGGTTAAAGTCGCTGAAGTACAGGGTGTTCAAGGGTGTGGCGCACTGCTTGATTGTGTTCAGCTGGACGTTGTCACACATCATTTAGTATATCCCACGAAAATAATATTTCCTTCTAGTAAGTAAAGATGGAGCTCGCCGACTTCGACGAGACCTACGCCAGCAAGCCGCAGAACGTCGAGGCCAAGCCGCCGTGCCAGCCCCCGGCCTGTTTCGTGAACTCGTACGCACCGGTGGCCAAACCCGGACAGGACGGCCCGTTCTTCGTGAACACGTACCTCACGCAACCGAATCGTAAGAAGGAAGTGGCCGGTGCTGTCACGGTTCGCGCGAGCGACTTGAAATGCAATTAAAAATTTCCACCCCTATTTATACAAATAATAAGATGAGAGTCACCAAGAGAGATGGTCGCGTTGAAGACATGAAATTTGACAAAGTCACCACCCGTATCTCCAACCTGATTCATGGACTCTCACCCGAAGTCGACCCCACCAAGGTGGCGCAGCAGGTGTTCAGCAGCATGTACGACGGCATCAAGACCCAGGAGTTGGACACGCTCTCGGCCGAGATTTGTATCGGCATGATCACGAGCGACCCCGACTACGAGGTCTTGGCCACGCGCATCGTCGCCTCGAACATCCAAAAGCAAGCACCGAAGACCTTCGTCGACGCGATGAAGGCGTTGCACGAGGGGGGTGTGGTCACCGACGAGGTGGTTCGAATGGCCGACCTCGTCAGTGAGTACATCAAGCCCGAGCGGGACTTCGACTACGGGTACTTTGGCCTGAAGACCCTGGAAAAGTCCTACCTCCAGAAGGTGAAGGGTAAAATATGTGAAACCCCCTCGTACATGTTCATGCGCGTCGCCATCGGGATTCACGGCGATGACTTCGCGTCCATCCTGGAGACGTACAACTTCATGAGCCAAGGGTATTTCATCCACGCCACCCCGACCCTCTTCAACGCGGGCACGCACCGACCACAGATGAGTTCGTGCTTCTTGGTGGCGAACAAAGATGACGCCATCGATGGGATTTACGACACCCTTCACGAGTGCGCCGCCATCAGTAAGTGGGCCGGGGGCATCGGTCTGCACATCCACGACATTCGCGCGAGGGGGTCGCACATTCGAGGCACCAATGGACAGAGTGATGGCATCATTCCCATGCTTCGCGTGTACAACGCCACCGCGAGGTACGTGAACCAGGCTGGGAAGAGGAAAGGGTCCTTCGCGATATACCTCGAGCCATGGCACGCCGACGTCATGGAATTTTTGGAGTTGCGCTTGAACCAGGGCGATGAGGAAGCGCGGTGTCGCGACCTGTTCACGGCGATGTGGATTCCCGACCTCTTCATGAAACGCGTGGAGGAAGGTGGTCAATGGTCCTTGTTCTGCCCGGACACGGCCAAGGGGTTGTCCGACTGCTACGGGGAAGAGTTTGAAAAGTTGTACACAAAGTACGAAGAGGAGGGATTGGCCAAGCGCACCGTCGATGCCGCGGACGTGTGGAAAGCCATCTTGAAGAGTCAGACGGAGACGGGGACGCCGTACATGCTCTACAAAGATGCGTGCAACTCCAAGTCCAACCAGAAAAATTTAGGCGTCATTAAGAGTTCAAATCTTTGTACTGAAATTCTCGAGTACACCGACAAGGATGAGACGGCGGTGTGCAACTTGGGGTCCATCGCCCTCCCAAAGTTTGTCAACATGGAGAAGCGTACCTTTGACTACGAGGCGTTGCACAAGGTCACCAAGGTGCTCACGAAGAATTTGAACAAGGTCATCGACCGAAACTACTACCCAACCATCAATGCCCGACAGAGCAACGTGCGCCATAGGCCCATCGGCATCGGGGTGCAGGGGTTGGCTGATGCTTTCAACCTGTGTAAGTTGCCCTTCGACTGCGACGCGTCCAGGGCGATGAACAGCTACATCTTCGAGACGATGTACCACGCCGCGCTCGAGGCGAGTTGTGAGTTGGCGAAGGCGTCGCACCCCTACCCCACGTTCAAGGGAAGCCCTGCGAGTGAGGGCATCCTCCAGTTTGACATGTGGGAAGGGGAGACCAAGTTGAGTGGGATGTACGATTGGGACGCGATGCGTCAGCGCATCAAGCTCGATGGTCTCAGAAACTCCCTACTCCTCGCGCCCATGCCTACGGCGAGCACGGCGCAAATTTTAGGGAACAATGAGTGTTTCGAACCGTACACGACGAACATCTACTTGAGACGCACCTTGGCCGGGGAGTTCGTCGTCGTCAATAAACACCTGGTGGATGACCTCAAGCAGTTGGGTCTCTGGTCCAAGGCGATGAAAGACCTCCTCATCAAGGCGGATGGTTCCGTGCAAAACATCACGAACATCCCCGATGACATCAAGGATAGGTACAAGACGGTGTGGGAGATTTCACAAAAGTGCATCATCGACATGGCCGCGGACCGTGGGCGTTTCGTGTGTCAGAGCCAGAGCATGAACCTGTTCATGCAGAGTCCGACGTTCAGTAAGTTGTCCTCGATGCACATGTACGCGTGGAAGAAGGGTCTCAAGACGGGGATGTACTACCTCCGTTCGAAGGCCAAGGCGAAGCCCATTCAATTCTCACTGGACATCGAACCCGAGTGCGTCGCGTGTTCTGCTTAAAGTTATACATCCATTTATTTAATATGAAGTTCACAGAGTTGTGTTCTAACATCGACATCGGCAGCTATAAAAACAAGAAGATTGTCATCACCAACAAAGATGGTGGACATCTTCGCGTCCAAGCCCCGCGACTGTACATGCCCTTCGGCATCTGTGGATTCACCCCGGAGGTAGGTCCCACGAAGTACACCTTGGACCTGTCCCTGACCGGATGGGACGAGGAGGGTGGGTACGTCCAAAAGTTTTATCAAACCCTTCGAGAGGTGGAGAACATGGTCGTCGACGCCGTGGTCGCGCAGAGTGAGGAGATTTTTCAAAAACCGATGACCAAGGAGGAACTCCTTCCCATG